TAGTGATGCATTGGCACTTCATCTAGAAAACTCTGCTACATCCTTTCGTACAAACATGGCAGGAGCATTGGCTAAGTCCTCTGGAGTCTTGAGTGATATGGATGGCTATGAGGTATTAGAGAACAGCCGAAGGCTGGTAGATTTAGCGACAGCGGCGACGAAGGTATTTCCTATGGAGTCCAATGAAGCTAGGATACAGGTAAACATCTTGGGTATGACGGCTGATGCATTGTCATTGGCTAGGCCTGTGGTAGCATTGGAATGATAAGAATTCTTTTTTTGTAGTTAAAGGCCCGACGGGCGCCCCCCGAGGCCAAAGGAAGTTTGATAGAATTTTTTTTAGGAAACCCTAAATATAATTTTTCCTAAAAATCCCCTTGTGACAGAACTTCGTTCTGAATCCTAAAATCTGGTTTACTTTACATGGTTTATGTAAAGCGAAAGGCGTTTTACTTTCTTTTCTTTGGGGTAGGAGCGTGGGCTCGTCCGTAGATGGATTTCTTCCTGACTTCCTCTGGGAGAGTCTTGGAGTGAATACGGAGACGCATAGCGTATTCTGGGTCTAGTTTACCAGCTAGGATACCGCAATCCTGGCCAGCTTCTAGGAGACGGATTGCTTCGTTGTAGATAGCGTGTTGTTGGATGGAGTATGGGTTTTTCATTTATTCGATTAGGTTATGATCTAATTCAATTGCGCTCGGCGTGGGCTGGGTGGCCCCGCCGCGCTTGATTATTTGTTTTGTGTGATTTGGTGAGGGCGTAAGAAGCCCTATGTTAAAATAGAGCTTCTGCATCCCCTCGGCTTCAAGTATGACCTATGGAGCCTTGTCTGCTGGGTGGACTGGGATGAGGAGGAGCTTGAGGTCACAGATTGTGACTTCAACTCTCAAATCAAGGACAGGCGGCAATTCCTGACCTCTTGACCTTCGCCTGCGGCCCGACAAACTCGATCTCCGGAGGCTACACCGATTCTGTTTTCCAGAATCAACTTGCATGATGTGGGAGGAATGTGTAATTGTCAAGCTCTCAAATATGGCAACGAGCAAAAAATCCAATGTGAATGCGGCTGGGAATTATACCAAGCCGACGATGCGGAAGCAGTTATTCAGCAAGATCAAGTCTGGAGGCAAGGGAGGGAAGCCGGGGCAATGGTCGGCAAGGAAGGCCCAGATGCTTGCAAAGGAATACAAGGCTAAAGGTGGAGGGTATAAGAACTGATGAAAGAGTCCCAGAGATCGCTGAAGAAGTGGACTGATCAGAAGTGGCGTACTAGTGATGGTAGTCCTTCTGGTGGTAAGAAGAGGTATTTGCCTGATGCGGCTTGGAAGGGATTGAGTGCCGCGGAGAAGGCGGCTACCAATAGGGCCAAGGCGAAGGGGAATAGGGAGGGGAAGCAGTTTGTGGCCCAGCCCAAGAAGATTGCCAAGAAGACTGCAAGATATAGGAAATAAATGGAGTAAAGAAAATCGCATGGATCTGGTTTCACAGCTTTCTAGTCAGTTTCAGAAGGGGTTAGAATTGATGATGAACCCGCAGGGTGATCAGAATGCCGATCCTGCGTCTGATGCTTTTAATTTTTTTGGAAGGAGGGAGCCATTGCCAGATGCCCCGCAGATGAGTGGGCAAGTTGGTCAGGTATTGGCTGGTGTGTATCAAGGGGCGGTAAAGCCTCCTATGGATTTTATGGCTAGTCCTGCTGGGATTGCTACTGCTCCCTTGGCTGGAGCTAGGGCTATGCAGATAGCTGGCAAGTTGGCGGCTCCATATTTTGCTTATGAAGGCGGCAAGGAGATTCTGGATATTGATCCCTCTAAACAATCCACGCAGGAGGTTGCTACAAAGGCTAGTGCAGGGGTTGCTAATCTGGCTGGCGCGTTAGGGGCGGCATATGCTGGAAGGCCGAGGTTCCTGCCGGGGCATGGGGACGAGGCGATGATTGCGCTTCACGCTGGCCCTTACGACTTTGAAAGATTTGATTTTAGCAAAATTGGATCTGGCGAGGGAGTGCAAGCTTTCGGGCATGGTTTGTATTTTGCTGAAGGGAAGGGAGTTAATAAGAATTACTATGAGAAATTCCGAGCAGTTCCAGATGAGTTTCCGCTTGAAGAGTATTTTAAGGTGGGCGGGGAAAGATTTGATTGGACAAATCCAGAACATATTGCGTCAGTAAATTTAGAGCTATCTGGTGGCGACAAAGACGCTGCTATTAAAAAAATAAATTATTCTAGCAAAATTTATCCTTCTGGAAGCCCCGGTGGGATGGCGCACAAACAAGCAATTGATATAATTAATTACTCTCAATACCCAGTTCCAAAAGCCACAACTTCTGCTGATCTTGGCATGAACTACAAAGTAGATCTCCCGTTTGAAAAGGAAGATCTCCTGCATTGGGATTTGCCATTAAGCAAACAACCAAAAAAGGTTCAAGAGATTTTGAAAAAAGAAGGACTTGAGGCAACTGATATGTCTAACCCAACAGGGGCTCCTATATATAATTGGTATTCCAAAAAGCTATCTAAAAACATACCAGAAGGAGTAGCGGAATGGGATCTTGATAACCGCATTCCAGACCCAGAGGCCGCTTCTAAATATTTAGCATCAATAGGAATCCCCGGCATTGCTTATTTGGATCAATCTAGTCGACCGCCATTTGGAAGGTTTGGCGTTCCTGACCCTAGAGACACAAGGAAGAAAACACACAATATCGTTGCCTTCTCTGACAAAGATATCAAGATCCTTGAAAAGAAACGCGGTTTGTTTGACGATAGCGAGGAATGAAAATTCTTGATAATGGAATAGCTGTTATTGAGGGAGACACCCATATTTCTAGGTGGGTTGAGGAGTCTTGGCGACTAGATCACGATGAATATGCTCTTCCCATCATCCTTGAGCATATCAAGGAGGGGGATTGGGTGGTAGATGGAGGAGCATTTATAGGTGACCACACAATAGCTTATCTTAATAAGGTTGGTTCTCAAGGTCATGTGTTGGCATTTGAGCCGAATCAACTAGCTTTTGAATGCTTGAAGCACAACTGCAAGGGAGCGGCTTGTTTGCCATTTGGGTTGTCTGACCTATCTGGCAATGCTGGAATCCTTCAAAACCCAAATAGCGGGGCTTCTAGGCTTGTTAATGGGGATGGCATCATTCTTGTGAGGCTGGATGATTATGAGTTGCCAAGGTTGGATTTCTTGAAGCTGGATGTGGAGGGGTATGAGTTGAAGGCGTTGAGGGGAGCAGAATCTACGATTGAAAAGCATCGCCCTGTGATGTGGATAGAGATTAACAAGGGAGCCCTGAATGAGCAGGGAGTGGAGCCTAAAGATGTGATTAAGTTTGCCTTGGATTATGGGTATGAGGTGATTCCTTACCCAGATGAAGGAGGGCCGCAATACGATATTCTTTGTCTGCCATGCAAGTAGATATTTTCATTCGTAGCTGGCATGGGGATTTCCATTGGCTTGAGTATTGCTTGAGGAGCATCAAGAAGTATGCAAAAGGATTTGGGAAAGTGCATTTGTGTATCTCAATTGGTGATCTTCCGATGTTGCCTAATTTTAGTGATGTGGAAGTGCATTTGGTTGAGCCTTGGCCTGATGGTTATATTCAGCAACAGAATGACAAGCTCCATTCTGACTGGTATTGCAAGGCTCCGTATATCTTGGTGATGGATAGTGATTGCGTATTTACGAAGGAGGTGAAGCCAGAGGATTTCTTTCGGGAAGGTAATCCTGTGTGGTTGTATGAGGCTGTTCCTCATCATGCCACTCCTTGGTATCCGATCACTCAGGAGGCGATTAAGTCTATGCCAGAGTTTGATTTTATGAGGAGGCATCCGTTTGTATTCACGGCGCAATCGCTCAAGGATTTCCGTAAATTCATGTTTGAGTGCCACGGGGAAGATATTTGCCTTTGGTTAAAAAAGCGTCCCAGAGGGCGTTTTAGCGAGTTTAATGCGTTTGGGGCATGGGCTTATCGGAACTACTACCGCCACTTCACTTGGATTGCTCCTCAAGAGATGGACACATATGTGATGCAGAAGTGGTCTTGGGGAGGTCTTACGCCAGAGATCAAAGAGGAGTTAGAAAAGATCCTAGCGTAGTTGGTTGGAGTGGGGTAGAAGGGGGAAGCATGGCAAAGAAGCGCAAAACTAATCCTGTTAAGGAAATAATTGTGGATGAAGTTAAAAGGTCGGAAGACGCACTTCAACAAATCCGCAATCTAACTGCGGAATTCTTTGACCATGCTGTAATTTTGGTTAGTAGGGAGGCTGACGGAAAGACGGAGTTTCTCCAGACGGCTATTGGCAATCAGTTTGCAATTAAAGGAATGGTTGATGTGTTTGTGAATGAGCATATGCGTGATCAGATGGAGGATGAGTTGGATGATGCTGATTGGGAAGGTGAGTGGGCAGATGATGAGAATACAGAAGATTAAATCTGTTGACTTCCTTTAAGATACTAGGGTAATTATTAGCCGATCATGGCATCCCTTACTTTTGCACAGGCTAAAACTCTTTTTGCCTCGTTTATTACGAGTCAAGGGCCGACTGATCCAGAGGTTGCTACTGCGATTAACTTTGTAAACGAGAAGTTTATCAACTCTGGTCAATGGAAGGGCAATAGGTTTCTCTATTCTTTCCAAGTCAGTCAAGATGCAGAGGGGAACAATTACGTCGATACGATCCCCGGTATTGAGTCGATTATGAAGATTCTTGCTGTTGATCCCGACTATATGACGGGAGAGATTGGCGATGTGATGCCAGATTGGTATCCCTTTGATGAGGGGAGCCTTGGCTGGTTGCCGCCAAACTACGCTGGAGATCTCCAAGTGATCAGACAGGGCAATGTGCCAGCTTCTCCCTTGCCGTCAGGATCTACTGCTGACACGCAACGCTATCGCGTTCTTGGGAAGGTTCCAGAGAACCGAACGATGTATTGTATTGTGCGGAGGGGTTATGTTCCCCTCGTAAACTCAGGAGATCTTCTCATCCCATCCAGCCGCAATGCTTATCGCTACGGCCTACAGGCTTATAACTACGAGACAAAGGATGAGCTTGAGAGAGCAAAGGTGTATTGGGATCAAGCATTCTCCGCTCTGAATGATGCGACTAATAGTTTTGAAGAAGGAGAGCTTGCCCAGATTCAAATTCAAACCAAAGCATTTGCTCCAGGCATTATGCAGAACCTTGTCTAATTATGGCTACTCCAAAATTAACTAACGCAATTCCATCATTAGTTGGTGCATACTCTGGCGGAGATTCTTCTTTTAAATATAAACCCGCTTCAACAACTGATAATTATCCTCAACAGGATTATTTGTCAAAAGGCCTGATTCCTTCTTCTTCTGTGGCTATGCAAGCTGGGCCTCTCAAGCCAGCATCTAATGCGGCACAAAAAGGGCAATCTGGATCTAAATCACAGCAAGGTGCTTATGAGGCAGTTCAAGATTTAAAAGCTGGCGCACAGCCATCTTGGATGGGAAAGAAACAAGAAGAAATGGGAGAAGAGGAGCGCGGTTTGATTTTTGATTATGATATTTATGGCAAAGCATATGCCGCTCGTCCTGTGTTGCCACCAGCCGAACCACAAAAAGAAGGAGGCTCTAGTAGTGGCATCAATCCTGCAGGTGTTGCCAAAGCCTCGACTATGCCAATGGATTTATTAAAAGAGGGGGCAAGGCTTGTTTCTGGAGTAGGATCAACTATGTCTGATCCTTGGAAAGACTATTTAAATTTGGGCAAAAAAGCTTCCGATAAAATTTTAATGGATATTTTTAATAAAAATTTAGCACAAACTCAAGCTGCGGCATCTGGTCGTCCATTTCATTTAGATATAGAAGGGAAGCCAGTATATGATGACAAGGGAGTTAGATCTTGGATGCCACTTTAGTATAAATATAAAATCCTATGGCAAATCAATACTCAACTTGGTACGCAAGAGCCGCTGAAGACGCTCAACTTGGAAGGCAGAAAATGGCTAGGGATGAAGCTAATGCAAAGGCTTATAAACGAGCATATTCTGAATACGAATCTCAATTTACCACATCTCCAGAGACAGCCGCTCGTTATCCAGAAGCAGAAAGGTTTGCTAGAGAAGTGAAAACCATTAAGGAGACAAGGGATTATTTGATGTCTCAGGGTATGACATATGAGGATGCTGAGGGAAAAGCATATGAGCTTTTAAATGCACAAAAGGAAGCAAATATCGCCGCAGTAAATGAAAGAATAGAGGAAATCAAAGAAGGTTCTAAATATCAAAAAGGCCTTTCAGAATTTAAAACAAGGATGGCAAGAATTGATTATGATAATCTTGCAACAGCAGAAAAAGAAATTAATGATGCTCTTTCTGAGTATTCATATCTTTCTGGAGCGCATG